GTGGAGTGGTTGGACGCGAAGATCCAAGCGCTCGAGTCGGACGATGACCTGTTCTGGGGAGTGACGAAGCGGAAGAAGGGTGAGACGGCGTTCGGGTCGACGTCGGAGGAGACACGAGAGGCGGCGCAGCACATCATCTACCAGCTGCTCCACAAAGCACAGGACCAACTCGCCAAGTACACGTCCGATGCTCTCCGGGCTGGGATTGAGGAGCGGCAGGTCAAGCTCGCAGAACGCACCAGTGCGCAGTTCTCATGGATCCTCCAACAGCTCATCACCCGCCTCGACCTCACCCCCACCCAGCAGGACCAAGCCGACCAGATCATCCCCACCCTCATCCACGAAGCACCCACACAGGGGGCCGCATGAGCCGGGTGGACGACATCCACGCCGCGACCGTCGAACTGCAGGAAGCGATCCAACGCCTCGGAAAGGCGATGAGGGAGAAGGGCATGCCGGGGGATCCCGCACAGATCGAACTCGAGTGCACACGCATGGCCCAAGACCTCACCGACACGACCGGCACACCCCTCGCCTGGGCACTCCGAGCGACCGCACGGCAGGTCGAGGCGAACCGCATCAAGATCGAGAGGCGCTGATGTTCACCACCGCACTCCACGACCTCCCCGGCCTCATCGGGGAACTCCGCACACGGCTCGAGCCAGGCCGCGGTGGGGAGTCCGAACGACGAGCGCCCGGATACGCGAAGCACGCACCCACAAGCCTGGGCCCACTGGACATGGCGGATGACCTGTTCGGGGCCCTCGTCGAGCACGCCGGCGCAATCGCAGACATGCTCGGCACGAAACCACCAAGGGCACGCGCCTGGGGTGGGCACAGGGGCATCCCAGCCCACATGGACGCATCGACCGCCCAACATCAGGCCGCGGCGTTGGCACGGTTCATCGAGCACCAGCACCCACTCGTCCAGGATCGTGACCTCGCGGGGGACATCGAGGCGGACATCATCAAGCGGTGGCAGAAGGCCTCAGGGAGGTTCCCGCTCACCCCAACCCCAGAACGCATCGACGCCCGCTGCCGGAACTGTGGCCGGCTGAACCTCCACCAACACCCACCAGACGAGCCCGGTGGGGATCAGACGTGGAAGTGCCACACATGCGGGCTACACCTGCTCGAGCGGGACGTCATCGAACGCCTCGCCGCCCGCGAACGCGAGAAGAAGCACAAGAGGAAGAAGAGGACCGCAGCATGAGCCCGATCACCACACTGACGCTCGCTCACATCGGCAAGCAGGTGCGCATCGTCGACGAGAGCATCACCCTCACCGGGACCCTGCTCGCGATCGACGCCGAGCGAAAGCAGATCCACGAGAGCTACCTCTGCACCGAAGGCGACCGTCTCACCGCTGGTGCGTGGGAGAACATCACCGTGACGGTAGGCCCCAACCGCGTCAACCTCCACCCAGACGCACAGTGGGAGGAAGCATGAACGAAGGCCACGAGGAATGCTGGCGCGCCCACCTAACCCCTGACGGGTTTGCCAAGGGCGGCATCATGCCGCACAGCCCACGATGCGACCGGACGCACCTCGACCCCATCTACGCATACGACGCGACCGGCACGGCAATCGGCTACCTAGTCGCGGACCACTGCCAGTGCTGCGGCGAGATCATCAGGAGGCCTGATTTCCTATGACGCGAGAAGACGTCCTCTCCTACTGGCGAGAGCTCGGAGAAGCTGCGGCCATGACAGACGAGGAGCTCCGCCGCTTTGCCGAACGCATCGGCAAGGCGTTCGGAGACCCTACTGGTGGAATCCGGTACGGGCAGGACCCGCTCGCCCTCGCCAAGCCCCCATACCGGAGGACCGCATGATGGGGAAGTGGATGACCCTCCAGGAGGTCATGGACGAGTTCGGAGTCGCAGAACGCACCTTCCACAGATGGCGCAAACGACACCCAATCAGAGCAGGCCACATCACCCGACGCCACCCACTCATGTTCCACCGAGACGACGTACTCGAAGCCGACTACAAGGAAAACGTCGCCGGGAACGAGAAAGCGGCCGAAGTGGCAGAAGGCACATGCTATGCTGGCGCATAGCGCGACAAATGACACCGATGGGATTCACCCATGACGGTCGACTGGCGCGACCACTTCCTCGCGCAACGCGAAACCACAGGCCCCAAGTGGGCCACCCCCGGCGCGATGGCACAAGCTCTCGACCCCCGCACCATCCAAACCCCCGCACTCGAGCTGATCGACCAGAAGCTCGTCGAAGCGTTCAACACCCCGGACAGCCGGCTCATCATCTCCATGCCACCCCAGGAAGGCAAGAGCCAGAGAGCGTCGCGCCGCTTCCCCCTCTGGGCCCTCACCCAGAACAACGAGCTGCGCATCGCCATGGCGTCCTACGAAGCCAGGATCGCAGAGCGCTGGGGCCGCACCGTCCGCGACGACATCCGCCAGCACCCCGACCTCGGGCTGACGATCCGCGACGACGTCAGTGCACAGCGCGAATGGCAGCTCGAAGACCACGACGGAGGCATGTTCTCCACCGGCGTCGGTGGCGCCATGACCGGACGGCCCGTCGACCTCCTCCTCATCGACGACCCCGTGAAGGGCCGTGAGCAGGCGGACTCCGAAACGATCCGCGACAAGACGTGGGAATGGTGGACAGACACGGCCCTGTCCCGCCTCGCACCTGGCGCGCCAGTCATCCTGATCCTCACCCGCTGGCACTCCGACGACCTCGCCGGCAGGCTCATCGCGGAAGCGGATTCGGAATGGGAGTTCCTCAACATCCCCGCTCAGGCCGACCACCGCCCCGAGAAGGGTGAGACGGACGTCCTCGACCGTGATCCGGGCGAGTTCATGATCTCCGCCCGCGGCCGCACCACGAACCAGTGGGAGGCACGGAAGAAGACGTCCGGCCCGAAGACGTGGGCCAGCCTCTACCAGGGCCGGCCATCCCCGGACGAGGGTGGAGTGTTCCCGAAGGACGACGAGTGGGCACGCTACGACCAGCCGCTCTGGATCGAACACCCCGACGGGCACCGCACTGTGCCGGGCATCCACCGGGACGATCAGGAGCTCGTCCAGTCGTGGGACCTCACGTTCAAGGACACGAAGTCCTCCGACTACGTAGTGGGGCAGGTGTGGTTGCGCGTCGGCACACAGGCGTACCTCCTCGACATGGTGCGGGAGCGGATGAACTTCACGCAGACCGTCGCCGCGATCAAGGCGATGCGGGCGAAGTGGCCCGAGGCCATCGCCGCGTTCATTGAAGACAAGGCCAACGGCCCCGCGGTCATCAACGCCCTGCACCGGCAGGTGAACGGGCTGATCCCGATTGAACCGGAGGGGTCGAAGTACGCCCGTGCGTCCGCGATCAGCCCTTTGGTGTGGTCGAAGGACGTCATCGTGCCTGAGCCGCACCTGCTGCCGAACGTGGCGAAGCTGCTGGAGGAGGCGAAGGACTTCCCGAACAGCCCCCACGACGACACTGTCGATGCGCTGTCCCAGGCGATCAACCGGATTCTGCTGATGCCGATCCTCGAGGGCGGCCTGACGCAGCCGCAGGAGTACGACGACTACGACGAGCGTGGGTGGGTGATCTCCCCCTACTGATCACAGAAGGGGGTGGCCTCCGCATGGGCATGTTCAGTTGGATCCGTGAGGGCATGGCCACCCCCACCGAGTTCCCGGATGACGGCAGGCTCTCGACGCTGTCTCATCAGCTCGATGAAGCCCACAACCAGATCCACAGCATGGCGGCCCTGTATCGGGAGAATGCGGGCTGGCAGGCGCTCACGCAGGCGACTGAGCGGGACATGACTCGCGAAGGCCTGCGCACGATCTCCCGCACTTGCCGTGTCATGCACGTCGCCAACCCACTCATCAAGCGAGGCCTGAACCTGCGGGCCGCCTATGTGTTCGGCAGTGGTGTCGGTATCAGCGCCCGCTCCGTGGGTGACGGTGCAGAGCAGGACGTCAACGCGATCGTCCAAGCGTTCCTCGACGACGACCACACCCGTTCCGTGTTCTCGGGTGCGCAGGCCCGTGAGCAGATGGAGAACGCGCTCGGCACCGACGGCAACGTCTTCATCGCACTCTTCACCAGCCCCCGCACGGGCCGGGTGGAGCCGCGCACTCTCGACGTGGACGAGATCAGCGACATCATCACGAACCCGGAGGACAAGTCCGAGCCGTGGTTCTATCGCCGCGATTTCATCCGCGAGCAGATCGGTGAACGCACCGGGCGCATCACGTCCCGGCAGGAAACCGTCTGGTACCCAGCACTCGGCCACACGCCCCGCCGGCGGAACCCGCTCATCGACGGGCATCCCGTCCAGTGGGATGCGCCTGTCTACCACGTGAAGGTCAACGTCGCCCTGGGTGCGAAGTGGGGCATCCCCGACGCCTACGCGGCACTCCCTTGGGCGAGGGCCTACAAGGAGTTCTTGGAGGACTGGGCGGTCCTCATGAAGTCCCTCTCCAGGATCGCGTGGCGCACCAGCTCGAAGCGTTCCGCCGCACAGCAGGCCCGCGCCGCTCTCTCCGCGCAACAGTCTGCCGGCGGCGTCGCCCACATGGGCCCGGATGACCAGCTCGAGGCTGTCCCGAAGACGGGTGCGACGATCGACGCTGAGTCCGGACGGCCCCTCGCCACGATGATCGCGTCCGCGCTCGGATTCCCCGTCACCACGCTCCTCGCTGACCCTGGCCAGACCGGGGCGCGTGCTGTCGCGGAGACCCTCGACCAGCCGACCGAGCTGGAGATGGGTGGCCGCCGTGAGGTGTGGACCGAAACGTACCGGCGTGTGATCGGGTATGTGATCGATCAGGCGGTCCTCGCACCCCAGGGCCCCCTCCACGGCAGTGTCACCGTGGACGCGTATTCGGGTCGGGAGACCGTCACGATCGGTGGGGTCGACGACCGCACGTTGGACATCGTGTGGCCCGACCTCGGCAAGACCCCGATTGAGACCTTGGTGAACGCGATCGTCGCCGCTGATTCGACCCAGAAGATGCCACCCGTAGAGACTCTTCGTCTGCTGCTGCGTGCCCTGAACGTGCGGGATGTGGACGAGATCATCGAGACGATGACCGACGGCGACGGGAACTGGGTCGACCCCGACGTGACCGCTGCGGATGATGCTGTGCGCCGTTTCGAGCGGGGCGAATAGTGGCTATCACCGCCATCACAGTGCGCCTGCAGTCTGAGCTGCGGCGCCTCACAGACGGGTACATGGACGCTGTGACTCGTGCTCTGGTCGCCCGCTGGTCGCAGGCGTGGCACGAGATCAGTGCTGAATGGGAGCTGGTGGTGGGTGAGATCGTCGCCGCCCGCTCGACAGGAGAGGTGCTGCATCCGGCGCAGATCGCCCAGCTGGCCCGCACGCAGCGCGCCCTCACGGTGACTGCGGACAAGCTCACCGAACTGGTGGGGGAGTTCGAGTCGGTGCTGGGTGAGCCGCTGGAGGAGATCGTGCGCCGGACGGCGGACATGACTTCCCAGGTCGTCGCCTCGCAACTCCCGGACCTCCCTGTGTTTCAGTCGTTCACCAGGGTGGATGCGGCGGCGATGCAGCAGATCATCGACCGCACCATGAGCCGGATCGTCGCGGACAGCATGCCGCTCGCCCCGGACGCCCTGGACGCGGTGAAGGCGTCCCTGATCCGTGCTGTGCCTGCTGGCTGGCATCCGGACAAGGCGGCCAGGGAGATGTTGAAGCGCACCCGCACCGGGTTCAACGGGGGACTGGCCCGCGCCATGCGTATCGCCCGCACCGAGCTCCTCGACGCGCACAGGGCGGCGAACCACGACCAGATGCGAGCGAACGACACCGTCACCTCCTGGATCTGGTGGGCTCAGTTGGATGCGACGACGTGCCCGTCCTGCATCGCCCAGCACGGCACCGTCCACCCCAAGGACGAGCCGGGCCCCCTCGACCACCCCAATGGACGATGCACGGCGTTGCCGAAGACGCAGACGTGGGCTGACCTCGGATTCCCCGACCTTGACGAACCCGCCGACCTCATCACCACGGCTGAGGACTGGATCCGCGACAACCCCCAGGACGCACTCCAAGCCCTCGGGGCGGACCGGTATCAGCTGCTCATGGACGGCCGCATCACCATCTCCGACCTGTCCACCCTGACCACGAATGACGGGTGGCGGGACTCCTACCAAGCCACCCCACTCGCAACGCTCCGGAAGGAGACCACATGACCCTCCTCCACGAGTCAGGCACCCTCACCGCAGCACGCAGCGGTAACGCGACCGTCACGATCATCACCCCCGGCGTCGGCAGCTCCGGCACTTACCCGCGGGAGACGATCGAGCAGGCCGCGACGGACCGCGTGTTCCACGCCGGTCTGCTCATGTTCGCGGATCACGCCACAGAGGCGGACACGTGGGCACGCCCGGAGGGGTCGATCACGAACCTCGTGGGAGTTCTCGCGGAGGACGCCCGGTGGGACTCGAGCGCGGACGGGCTGGTCGCTGAGGTGCGGATCTTCGAGCACTGGAAGCCGATCATCCGCGACATGGCCGAATCGATCGGTGTCAGCATCCGCGCCGCCGGCGAGGTCGAGGAGACCGCGGACGGTCATGTCGTGAAGCGGCTGACCGAAGCCCGCTCAGTCGACTTCGTGACCAAGGCAGGCCGTGGGGGTCGGGTGATGGAAGTCCTCGAGTCCGCACGCCCGACG